CCGCACCCGCGAGGGTTTGCACGGTGCTGGCGGTGGTGGAGGTGGCGGCCCAGTACCAGCCGTCCTCCGTGATCATCACCGGTGCGGACAGGGCCAGCTTCTTGGCCGTGTTCGCCGCCCACGCGGCGTCCACCTGGTCCGCACTCTGGGCCAGCAGCACCTTGCCCGGGGTGTACAGGGCATGCCACCAGTGCGTCAGGGTCGCCGCCGCCGTACCACCCGACAGGAAGGTCAGGTTGATGACGACGTCGCCATTGCGCAGGAAGATCGGCACCGCGATCCCCGCCCCGGAGGCGGTTGCCGCCAGGTCGGTGGTCGCATCCCGCACCGGGATCGAGCAGCGGATGAACGCGCCCTGGTCGACGCCGGGAAGGGCGTTGTACGGGGCGTCGAACACCGGCGAATCCGCCACGTTCAGCGGGTACCGTCCGAGAACCATCACTTCGATTCACCATCCTTCTTGGCAGGCTCGGCGGGGCCGAGGTAGCGGGTCGCGAGCTGGTCGCGGGTGAGCAGCGCGGCGATCTCCGGGTCGACCCCGAGCTGGACCGCGTAGCCACGCCAGTCCTCGGCCTTCGCGCCACGTGCCGGCATCTCGACCGGTTCGGGCTCGGGCTCCGGCTCGATGGCGGTCACCTTGTAGCCGTGGCGGTGGAAGTACGCCAGGGCACCCTCTGACGAGGTCTTGGCCTTGCCGTCGAAGAAGTTGACTCCGGCCACGGTGCAGGTCGCCTCGGCGACCGGTGCTTCGATCAGAAACTCAGCCATGTCAGGCCACCTTGATGTTGCGCCACACGGCCGCGGCCTTGGTGGCCTTGAGCGCGACGGACACCGGTCCCAGCTCGACCTCACCGGTCTTGACCGCACCCGGCTGGGAGAAGTCGGGCAGCCACGACTCGACCAGCTGACTGCCGACGGTGGTGACGCCGTGGAAGCCGTCCAGGCCAATGCGGACCGCGTACAGGTCGGTGAGGTTGGTGTATGAGGTGCTCACCGTGCGGGTCTCGGTCGGGATGATCAGGCTGGACGAGCCGGCCTTCTCGCCCGGGTCTGCGAAGGTCACGCCTCCGTAGGACTCTCGGTTGACCGGGCGGCCGTACGGTCCGATGAGGCCCTCGATCGGGTCCCTGTTGTACATGCCGGTGCGGCGGACGATGGCCCGCACCCGGGCCAGCACCTGCTTGTTGCCGAGCAGCAGGGTCGGCGCCCCATCGAGCAGTGCAAGAAACTCGTCGAGGGCGTCGAGGGCGGTGAACTTGGTCGCCGCGCTGGTGTCGAGGTCGGACCAGTCAGTGACGCTGGTGGCGCGGAACTCAGTCGTCGAGGAGGTCAGGGCCTTGTCGAGCCCGTCGAACCCAGCAGCGTCCACCGAGGTGTCGCCGTTGATGACCTCGTCCTGGAAGCGGGTCCGGGTGGCCTTGATCTTCTGCTGCATGTTCAGCGTCACAGCGCCGGACGCGGCCGGGCCAACCTTGGCCAGTACGCGGTCGACGTTGAACGCACCGCCCATGACGGCGAGGTTGGTCGAGTACTGCTGGGTGGTGACGTTCTGCGCCGTGTACTCGGTGTTGATCGCCCTGGTGGCAGCGGTCGGCTGGGTGATCTGGCGCCGGTAGCCGTATGTCAGCGTGGCGCCGCCTCCGGCCGGGTTGACCGCCTGGTCGAACATGAGCATGTCGAGGATCGTCGACTCCTTGCGGAATTCGTCGATCACAGCGACGTCGAGGTCCTGCTGGGCGTTGAGGCTCGCCTCGGCGAGGGTGATGGTCATCGGTCCCCCCTTCGGGGTGTCATCCGCCGAGCCGCTTGGCGACTGCGGCGTTCAAGGATCCGGAGCGGGTCTTCTTTCCGCCGCTGCCGGTGTGGTCTACGCCCTGCTTCGCCGGTCCTTGACCCGCTGGGGCTGGTGCTGCTGCGAGACGTGCGTTGTTCTTGACCGCAGCCTTGACCGCATCCGTGACCTTGTCGCGGAAGTCTGTGGCATTCGGGTCCAGGTCCTTGACGGCGGCGAGGAACCCGCGACTGTCGAGTACGGCGTCCGGGTCTGCGCCGGCCTTGCCGGCGATCCGGTACACCGCGAGCTCAACAGCGGTGTCGCGTGCGGCCTTGACCGCTGCGTCCCGCTCGGCCGCGGCGGCCTTGAGAGCCTCGGCCGGGTCGGTCTTGCCGTCGGCGGTCAGCCCGGCAGCCTTGAGCACGGCGGCGAGACGTTCGTCTGCCGCGGCCTTGGCCTCCTTGGCTGCCTTCTCGCCCTGGCGGGCCGATGCGAGCGTGCGCTCGTAGCGGTCCTTGTCGAACTCGCCCTGGATCGTCGGCTTCCCCGCGGCTGGGTCGGTGTCGGCGGGCTTCCCACCATCACCTTCGGGTGTCCCGGTTGGTCCGTTGGTTGGCTCGGTCGGTGCGTCCCGCTGGGCGAGGCTCCGGCCGAACCGGTTGGCGAGTCCGAGCAGGTTGGTGCGGTGCATCTGTGTGCCTCCTTGAGGCGGTCACGTCCCGGCGCGCCTTGACGCCGGGGTGGATCGTTGGAGTCCTCGACTACTGGGAGGTAGGAATGAGGACCCACATCTGTGTGGCGCTTGGTGGCGCCGTACTCCTGCTGGCCGGCTGCGCGACAGCGGCCAAGCCGAGCGCTGCACCGTCGCCGAGCGCGCCGGCGTACAGGCTTGTCGGAGAGGCGAAGCGGACGGTGACGGTCGAGATCGATCAGGTGCCGGACGCTGCCGGGCTGGCCGCGATCCTGTCCGCCGAGAAGGCCCGCCACGGCGATGATGGCGGTTGGACACTGCTGATCAACTGCGCATCGGGCGGAACCGCGAAGGCGGACAACAGGCTTGCCAACGGCCGCTGGGCCAACGGCAAGTTGGGTGCCGCGCAAACCGGCCTCCAGGCCGGTGGTAGCGAGATCACCCCGGTAGCCGGGGCAGCCTGCCCCTAACGCGCTTGGCCGATCTGCTCGCGTTCGTACTGGCGGAGTAGGCCAGTACGAACGCAGTGGTCGCGGATCTCCCCCTGGATCTTCTTGACCTTGGCGTCAAAATGGTCCTGCAGGCCATCGTCGATCGTGCCTACTGCCAGCAACTTCGCCTTGCGCAGGTCGCGCTCCAGTGCTCGCAGCTCCTGCCGGTCGACGTCGCCCTGCGGGTTTGCCGTGGTCTCGCGCGGTTTGAGCCTTGTGGCGCCCGGAAGGTAGGCGTTGGTGCGGTGTGTGCAGTTCGGGTGAAACAGGCCGGCGACGATGGCCTCGTCGAGGCTGCCAGCGACCTGGATGTCGAGCATTTCGTCGGATATGACGCTCTCGGCCCGTACCGTGTGCGGCCCATCCTGGCCGTGGCGCACCAGGATGACGTTCTCCCAGGGCCGGCAGCGTGCGCATTCCTGTGGGCTGTCGCTGATCGTGATCAGGTCGATGCCGGCGGCGGCGAGTTTGTCGAGGTGGCCCTCGACCGCTGCCTGCGCTGTTGCGGTGCGGGTGGCCATCTCGACGTATGAGGCGAGTTCCCAGCCGCGGCCGGCCTTGTCGGTGAAGCCGGTGATGCCGCGGTTGAGGAGTTGCTCCCAGGCGCGCTGTGCCGCTTCCCTGCGGGTGTCGACTCCGGCGATGACGCCGACGCTGGCGCGGGCGACGACACCGCGGTACAGGTCGAGCGACTCTCGCAGGAGCGGCAGGTGTGTGCCTGTGACCGCGCCTACGAGACTGTTGACCAGCCGGTTGATCACTGGCGCGTTGGGGATCGCATCGGCGACCCGTGCGAGGAGTTTCGGCGATCTGGACAGTTGTCGCATGGCCCGGTCGGCGCCGGCCGTGTAGGCGTTGGTGATGGCGGTTGCTGCGGCTGGGTTGGCCTCGTTGGCGGCTCTGGCGAGCATGCGCTCGGCGCCGCGGCGTAGGTCCCCGGCTGCGTCGAGTTTGGCCTGTGCCCAGTCCGGGGATCCGATGCCGGCGGCGAGGCGGCGCACGATGTCTGCGCACAGCCGGGTCTGCAGGTTCGAGTAGATGTCGATCAGCTCGCGAGACAGGGCGTCGGCGAGTTCGGCGTTGCCCGCCACGGTCTACACCGCAGCTGGGTCGACTGGTACCGGTTCCGGCGCCGGTTCCGGCTGGCCGGTGAACGTGCCAGGGTCCTGAAGTGCTGGGCCCTGGATTGCCTCGACCTCGGCCTGGACGCGCTGGTCGTCCCAGTCCGGGTGAACGAGGCGGACCTTGGTGTCGGTGCTGACAGCGCCGGCTGCGTCAAGTAGTTGCAGGGTGCGTGCGGTGGCCTCCGGTGACTCGCTGACGCTGTCGCCGAACTCGACGGACGGTTTGACCGGCTCGACCTGCGAATTGAGCTGGGCGCGCTCGACGGCCAGGAGCAGCTCGACAAGGTTGGCGATCGCCGGCCGCCACGTCTGGATCCTGTTGCCGCGGGTCACAAAGCTCTGCCGCTCGCGGGCCTGTGCCTCGGTTGCGGTCATGGCGACGTCGCCGCCGGCCTCGCCGAGGGTTTGGTTGCTCAGGCCGGCGTGGCGTAGAGCAGCTTCGACGAGGGCATCGGCGGTGGCCTTGTGCTCGGCGTGCCGAATCGCGAACTGGACGATGCTGAGTGGCTGCGCGGCCTGCCCTGGTGCGGCGTTGATGCCGGTGAAAACCTCACGGTACGGGTCGAACACTGCCCCTTGGCCGCGGCCAAGATCCTGGAGCATGTAGTCCGGGGCGATCACTCGGCCTCTGGCGTTGCGGACGTCGAGCATCCACGATGTCCACACGCTGTCGATCTGATCGAACAGCGGCTCGGCGCCGTCGTAGTCGCTGCGCCCGTGGTAGCGCAGCGGTGCGACCGTGCGCCATAGGCGTTGCGGGCCGGCGTTGGGGATGCGGACGACGTCGAGGCGGTCCAGGCCGGTCGCCTGAGCTCCGTCAGCGTCGACCAGGGCGGCGAGGTGCGCGGTCGCCCCGTAGTCCGCGTACGGTACCGGGCGGCCGAGGCGGTCGCGGTCGCCTTCGAACACGCCGTAGGTGATGCGCCCGGCGCCGTTGACGACGTCGTGGTGTTCGAGCAGGCGCACGATCGTCGCCCCGTTGACGGCCAGCACAGACCAGAAGGTGACCTCGACGAGCATCCCCCAGCGGATTACGGGGATGGCCCCGTCGGCGTGCACCGGGGCGATGATGGCCCTCGGGTGCACCTCCTGGTCGATGATCGGCCGCAGGTACACGTCACCGAGTGCGCTCGCTGCCTCGGCGGCGTGGATCAGGGTCTGCGCGAGGCCGTCTGCGATGAGCTGGTCGAGGCGCTTCATCACGACCGGTGTCTCGTGGCTCAGCTGCGGTGGCTCGCTGAACAGCAGGTTCGCCGCTGCCGCCGACAGGTCTGCCGGGAGCGGAAGGTGTAGGCGGCCGTCGGTCACCCCGGCGGTCTGCGGGGCACCCCACAGCCAGCGGGAGAAGCGTCCTAGGACACCGCCGGCCTGCTGCCCTGGGTAGCGTCGCTGCGATGGCGGTAGGCGCTGTTCGGTTCCGCCACGGCCGGCGTAGACGTCACGCAACCGGTCGGGGTCTCCGGCGTACCAGGCGTCCCAGTCGCGGTAGGCCTGGTAGCTGGTGGTGTGCTCGGGCGGCGGCCATGGGCCGCCGGTTGGCATTGGCATGGGCCACCCCCTCAGGCTGCTGTGGTCAGGTCGGTGCGGGCGAGCATGGGCCGCCAGAGCTGCTCGGTCGTCTTGATGACGTACCGGCCAGCGTCCAGGCTGTGGTCGTCGACCTTAATTGGCTTGTCCTCGCCCTTGGCTGTGGCCTTGTCGTCCCAGCTGTAGCCGGTGATCTCGTTGCACCAGCCGGTGCAGGATTCGTGGACGACGAGGAGGCCGCGGGCGAGGAGTGAGGCGACGAGGCGGATGCCGTCGACGACCGAGTTGTCTGCGGCTACGGGCATGAGTCCGTCGCGGAACAGCTGGGTCGAGAATGATGCCGCTGACGGGTCGACGCATATCCACTCGGGTCGGTCGTCGCCGAGCCAGGTGCGGAGGCGCTCGGAGTACTCGGCGTCGGTCAGCTGCCGGCGTTGCAGCTTGCTGTCCCAGCGGTATTCGCGGGCCAGGCAGAGCCTCCCATCCGTGGTCACTCCGAGCATGAGTGCGGCGAATGGGTTGGTTGTGCCGTAGTCCACGCCGAGGCCGGGGAGCCGTACGAGGTCCGGGACCTGTCCGCGGATGATGTGGCGCTGCTCGTCCCAGCCGTCGAAGATGGCGCCTTCGGCCATGCACCAGTCGCCGCGGACGAAGCGGCGGTACCAGAGGCCGGTGTACTCGGCCTTGAGGTCGCGGACGTAGTCGGGGTCGAGGTGGGGGTTGTCGTCCAGTGTCGAGTGCCAGCTGCGCAGGTTGAGGTCGCCCTGGCGGAGCAGGAATTTTCGGCGGAGCCAGTGGTTGGGACCGTCGGGGTTGGTTGTGCCGAACAGCTGCGCGCCCTTGACGCTGAGTCTGGCGAGGACCTGGGTGAAGAACGCTTCGGGTATCACGGTGAGTTCGTCGCCGTAGGCCAGCGCCAGCGTCATGCCCCGGACTTTGGGCTCGGCGGTGGCGTCGTTGGCGCCGAGGACGTCGATCTCGCGGCCGAGTATGGTCGCGGTGGCCGCGCCGCTGTTGTACGTGGTGAGTCGGGCGAGTGGTCCGAAGATGGCCGGGTCGCAGAGGACGCTGAAGACGTTGCGGGCGATGCTCTCGCGGGTCTTCCCGAACACCAAGATCCGGCCGCTTGTTGGTGCTGCGGCGACTGCCATGAGGAATCTGAGCAGCGACGATACGGTCTTGCCGCTGCGGACGCTGCCTTGCCACAGGTTGATGCGTGCCGTTGACTCGACAATCGAGCGGAGGTGGATTGGCGCCAACTGCCGCGCAACAGCGTCAATGTTGATCGGCATCAGCGTTCATCTGCTGGTACGCCTGACCGAGCCCCTCGAACAGGGCTGCCAGCATGCTCTTGCCCTCGTCGACCCCGGTGTCGGCATCGTGTTTGGCGATCGCAAGGTGTTGCCGGGCGCAGGTCTCGACGGCCTTGTACGCGTCGGAGACTTCGCGCAGCGGCGGCAGGTCGAGGGTGTGTTCGACTGGGCCGTCGATGCTGTTGCCGATGATCGTGTACTTCGACCAGGCGCGGTGCCGCAGCTTTTCGATGTCGTCGAGGAGCGCCTCAGCCAGTGCTGCCCGGCGCGCCTTCGCATCGGTGACCTTCGCGGCGGTGGCTGCCTGTGTGTGGAGCCGGTTGAAGTCGAGGCCGAGCCGGCTGCACCACTTGCTGATTGTGCCTTGCGACCGGCCTAGGGCTTTGGCGATGTCGTTGCGGCCCAGCCCGGCGGCGTGCAGTTTGCGGATCTGCTGCTGTTCGGCTTCGGTGATTGGCCCTGGTCTGTCCATGGGTCACCTCGCGCTGTAGCGGGGTGCCTGGATTTGGGCACAAAGGTAGCTGGCAGGGTCGATCATGCGGCCTGGCCAGCCATTGCGTCAAGCGAAACGCCGGATTCGGCCAGCGACGACAGGGATTGCGACCAGCCGCAGCCGGAGCAGCACACCCACCGAAGCGACTCCCAGGTCGTCAAGGACAGGGCCGGAATCAGGTAGGGCACGGTGCGCCCGTCCTCGTCGCGTAGGTCTCGGACGGTGGCGGCGTCGCAGGCTGGGCAGGTGGCGCGGATGTGGCGTTGTTCGGGTTCGCCGGCGAGCATGGTTTCGATGCTCCGGGCCCAGGTGCGGGCCGAGGTGGTGACCCGGGCGGAGACCGCCCCCTGCCCAGTGGAGACAGCTGTTGCGGCGACGCCACGTAGGAGTCGGCCAACGGGCGGTGTCACGAATCCGTGCCGTGCCCTGGTGGCTGGGTCGGTTTCGTAGCGGCTGCGGTCGAGGCCGAGATGCCGTGCCCAGCCACGCGTCGAGGTTTGCACCGAGACCCACAGGTCCCATGCGTCAACGGCAATCGGCGGCCTGGAACCGGGGACGCCGCCGGTGCGGCTGTTGGACCCTGCGGTGATGGCCTCTTCGAGCATGGCGAGCAGGCAGGGGCCCTTGACCCGGTACCGGGTTTCCAGGTTGATCTCAATGAATGTGGTGCGGGTGCGGATGAGGTCCGCCACGGCATCAATCGCGGCGTGTGGCACGGGTTGGGCTCCTTGTGCATGTCGCAGTCATCGACTGCATTCGTTGTTGGTGGGTGTCGCGCGTGCGACCGGTGCGACCGGTCAAGCCGGCGGTCGCTTCTGGTGCCGTGTTCTGCGCCCTGTAGCGTCCGCTGCCGGCTGTTTGGGGCTGCCTTGGCGCCGTTGTGTGGGTGTCACGTTGCAGGTGGCCTACGCGGCTTGTGGCTGGTTGTGCGGGTCACGGTGGCGATGGCTTCGATGACGGTTGGGGTGTCGGCGCCGAGTTCCCGGTCGCGATCTGTGGGCTGAACCTCGGCCCAGTGGATGTCGCCGGTGCGGGTCCAGCCGTTGGCGGTGATGTGGTCGTCGAGGTCGGCGCCGAGTTGTTCTCTGATGGCGGTGCAGCGGCGTAGGTCGTTTGATGGCCATTGCCAGCTTGGTTGCACGGGGTGGATGAAGCGGAGTCTCTCGGTCATGCGTGAGCCAGGTTGGTTGGCCACTCGACCCCGGTCAGGGCGTCGCGGTGTGATTCTGGGGCTGGGAACACTGGGCAGCCGAGTTTGTCGCAGCCCATGGCGCAGAGGCTGAGGGCGTCGGCTTCGTCGTCCAGGCCGGGGCGCTTGCGGGCGTCCCACCACGGGCACAGCTGGGTGACTCCGGCGATGACCTCGCGCTTGTTGGCGTCGCCTCGGCCGCTGATGTACTTCGCTCTCGATTTTGGGCTGGCGATGGCGTATGGGACTTCGCGGTGGTGGAGGCTGCGGACGACGAGCCACCACAGTCCGGCGCGTTCGTGGCCTCCGGCTCCGGTTGAGCCGTATGAGGGGCCTTCGACGACGACGAGGTCTGTGAGTCCTGAGTGTGTGAAGTCGACGATTTGTTCGAGTATGTGGTCGAGGCGTTCGAAGCCTCGCATTTTTGCTTTGGGGCGGATTGTTGTTGTGGTGATTGTTGGTCCGCCGGTGTGTATTGCTATTCCTGTGCTGGCGAGTGATAGGTCGAGTCCGACAACGCTGATGTTGTTTGTTGTGCTCATCAGAATGGTATCCCGTCGTGGTCGTTTTGTTGTGGTGGTTGTTGTGTTTGTTCTCGGTGGTGTGGTGGTGGCATTGCGTTGCACTGGTGTGACGCGAGGTTTGGGCCGCGAATTGTTGGATCTGCGATTCGGTAGTCGTAGAGGTAGACCAGGCCGGTGCGGGTGAGTCGCCATGGGCCGCGGCCGGTGAGGATCGCGGCGATGAGGCCGGTGTGGTTGAGGGGGATCGGGTCGGCTCGGACTGGGAGGCCTTCGGCGTAGCCGAACAGGATGGTGGCTCCGCAGTGGCAGAGGCGCACTTTGGGGAGCGTTGTGATCATGTGGTCGCTCATGCTTGGTCCCG